ATATCGCCTGTTCCAATAACTGGAGAAACATCACAAAAGATTTTAATGTCAGTGATGATTGTGTTTGCTGGCTGTACAAATGTAGCAATAGTCGGGCTATCACCGGCTGTAGTGTTTACTGTTACACCAGAAGCGTAACCAACATGCTTGATGTATTTATTGGTAAAAACACCAGTAGAAGCAACAGATGAGGTTTCTGTCACCGCACCTGTAGAGGCGTTTTTATTAATAACCTTAAAACCGTTTTCAGAGCGTACCGCTCCAGTGAATGTGGTCGTAGCCATTTAAGTCTCCTGTCTTGGCTAGTGTCAGCCACAGGATGCGGCTGTCAGGGATTAAGAAAACTATACAATAAAAAAGAGCGGCTGTGAAGCCGCTCTTTCTAATCTCTACGGGAGAAGAGATATTATGCTGCGCCCGGTGTTCCAAACACTGAACGCCAATCAGAAACGCCGAAGCTGTAACGCTCACGGGCCTTAAACCGCATGTTTCCGGTGTCAAAGTCACCTTCCATAGCGGTCTTGATTGGAGAACGGTTAAAGTATTTGAAACCGTTAGGTGCATCGGTCTTGATGAAAAACGCATCTGTATCAGTCAAGAAATGGTTAACTACTGCCCCTTCAGGAAGCATACCCATGTTCTTGATAGCATTTGCATCGTTATCAGCCGTTGCTGAACGCAAGTTAGAGTTGATCACACGCTCTGCAATGAACTGCAATTCTTTTGGAATGATAAGCTTCATTCCACGAACTGCAATCTTCAGACCACGCTCATCAGTCAAACCAGCAATATCAATCAACATCTGCTCAAGTGAAGTTTCGTTCAAATCAGCGGCTGTTGTAAGAAGGTTGCGTTGGTTTCCTGTCAAGGATGGGTGTGATGAAGAACAAAGTGCTGCACCATCGCCGATTGCAGAAGAACCTGTGCTGAACGCGTTGTTCAGAATAGATGCTGCTTTAATCTGCTTGGTCTGAGCCATAGAACGGGCCAGAGCCTTGGTGTAGCGTGATGCCAAACGGTCATACAGATTATCCTCAATAGCCTCTTCCGTGATGGAAAACGCCAAAGCGATTGTCTCATGTGTGTACCGTGCAGTGTATGTCTCTTGAGCATCGTCAAAAGAGATGGCTGCGCCTTCCTCTTTAGTCGGTGCTGTTGAGAAACCACCCAACATCACTTCTTCTTCAAAAGAACGATCTGAAGACTCTTCAGCGAAGATCTCCGCATGTTCGTTCTCGTAACGGTCGTACTCAAGCCCAAAAAGTGCATTTAGACCGGGTTCTAGCTCTTTAGCTAGTTGTGCTCTTGAAATAGCCATTTGCTAGCCTCCTATATACCGGTTGTAGCGTAGGTGCCAACCGCAATGGTCGTACCTGTGTTGAACGCACCATTCAAGCGAACGATGTACTGATGACCGAGTGCGGAATAATCCGTGTTGCCTGCCTCTTCGTAGAGGCCGACGATACGAACATCCAAAGTGTTAGTAGTGGCGGCGGTGCTGATATCAAGCATGTCGCTTGATTGACCAGTGTTTGTGCTACCATTGTTAACACTTGCCATGTCACAGTTGATGAAAACGTCTGCCAACGCGGTTGCCCGGTCGGTGTTGCTTCCATCGGCTGCCACAACATATAGCTGCATTGGATCATCATACACGTAAGCTTTTACGGGATGATTTGTATCAACGCTTACCGCGTTTGATCCGGGCCAGTAATTGAGGTGTGTCGTCTTACCGGAAACGGAATCAACATACTCAACACCACCTAGAACACCCAATGGAGCTATCGCCTGATCGGTGATAATAATTGTTCCAGTGGAGGCAGGACATACGATCCCGCCGTTGTAGATAGCAGTTGTGTAGTTGTTGGCAATCTCATACATCGTTGTAGCGTTGTTATTGGGATTACCGCCCGTTTTACCAATAGGACGAAGGCCGTATCCACCTGTCAAGATGTTTGACATTAGTCTCTCCTATTTGACAAAAAGGTAGTCATCATCTCTGAGGACCACCGAAAGTTACACGAGATTGACGATCAGGTTTATTGATCGTCATGGTCGAATGAGCATTCTCACGCATCATATCAGAGTCCACAGCCTGCATCTGGTCAGAGCTTCTTTGATTAAAGTAAGCTGTCCGTTCCGCAACTGTCTCATCTGGTATGCGAGCAAGAATAAGTCCACCTACTCCAAACACACCTTCATATTTACCTGAGTCTAGTACCGGGGCCTCAAAGTCTGGGTACTCGTCCTTGCGAACAAGTTCATAACCTTCGCGCATTTTTGCGCTGATGTTCTTAGTATCGTCAAAACCACGGGTTTCAGCCCTGATCCAACGATGCTTAAAACCATCCGGTGCAGGTGGTGCATCCAACATAGACGGGGGAGCCCACGGCTTACGCTGCGCCGTCTTCTCCCTAGTTTGGTTAGCGCGAGCAGTACGTTTTACTGTACCTTCAAACATTTCGTTCTGTTCTTCAGACATTTAACCTACTCCTTCACGTATTTCGCGTATTCTTCAAGCGGCACACCCAATTTCTTTGCTATCGCAACTTGGCTAGGGGTGAGTCTAACCTTTTTCCCACTACTGCGCCCAGATGCTGAACGGGATACGGAAGCTACGGTCTGAGCGGGCCGCCTGCTTTCCCCGGTTTTAAGCTTATGAGGGAACTCTTCCTTCATGCGCTTATCTAGTTCACTATAATACTCATTTGACTGCGGGTCAAACCCTTCGTTCTCAACGAGCTTTTTATGAACACCAAAAGCAGCGTATGTCATAGCCTCATCAGACCCGAACCATTCGTTTCTAGCAGCCCAATCCTCTGCTTTAGGGTCTGGTCTGCGCGGCTGCTGCTGCGGCATAGGCTGCTGCACTTGCTGCTGTCTTTGAGCCTGCTCTTGTTGAGCGTGTCTCTGCTGCTGCATTTTAGCTTGGTTTGCACGATCATTCTCAATGGCTAGCTTGGTAATGTTGCGTTGAGCTTCTACTACACCGTTAGTGTCACCAATCTCTATAGCCCTAGCAAGCGCCTGTTCTGCCGTACCCATCTCGCTTTCAACACGACTACTGTATTCGTTGACGTAGTTGGTGTCTAAAGCGGTCATCCGGGTTTTTAATTGCTCCGCTTCAGTCTTTACGTTCTGAGCATATCGCAAGGCTTCTTCTTCACGGCGTTCCGCTTCGCGCATTTTCTTGGTCAAACGATCAATACGCTTCTGCGTGTTGCTTTCAGCCTTTTCAAACTGATCATCTTCCGCCGCTGCAAGAGGCGCTTCATCATCTCCTGCGTCAGAAAGATCTACTTCTGTTTCTTCGGCTTCATCCAAATCAAGTTCAATTTGATCAGTTTCTTTTAAATTTTCTTTCGCCATTATTCTCTCCTAGAAATGAAGAATATCTTCGGGTTCTTTTATTTTAGCCAAAACCTCGTCGTCGTTGAGTATTCTGACTTCACCACCGTCTATCTTGAAACGAGATCCGGAATAACGAGCAAACATCACCCAATCACCCTGATCACACCAAGGTCCCATAGGAAACTTTTCCGCATCTTTATAAGCTAGCTCGCCAACTTTGAGGACGTAACCAACCTGTGTCGAAACGGTCTGTTCCTGAACAACAGCATCCGGAAGATAAATACCTCCGTCTGTTTTTCCTTTACCCCGATATGGTAGAACCAGAATGCGCCACCCCGTAGGTGCAGGCATTCTTTCTAGAAGAGACTCCCCGATAGCTTCGGGGTCTAATACTTTGTCAGTAGGCTCTTTATAAGCCTCTGCAATACTTGCAACACCTTCAGATGCCGCAGCTAAGTCAACTGCTTTAGTCATTGCTTCGCTCCTGTTTATCTAGCAGGCCCTTGAGTTCCTGTTCCACGTGATCTAGGGCTTTTAAGTTACCCATGAGCTCACGATACTGCTCTATATTCTTGACGTTGTCATAAATCAACAAGTCTTGAATGCCTTGTCGCCGTTCTTTTATTATGCGGAAAACAGCTTCCGCAAAGTAAACTTCATCCACTCCGATAACTCCGCATTAAATCCTATGTGTTCTTATAACACACTATTCGGATTCCGCAAGAGCTCTCATTCTGTCCACCAAACGTCTGGCCCGATTTGGGACCTGAGTGTACCATCGGGAATCTACCATTTCGTCGGCTGCGGCATTCCAATCACGAGCATCCACGCCAGCCTTCATACCTTTGAATTTGCTCAGTCGAGGACGACCCATGTTAAACATCATATTACAGATAATATGTTGCGCCTCTTCCGGCAAGTCATCAAAGTCTGGGTACAAAACTTTGCACTCGTCAATTGTTACCGCTATATCAAGAGAAAATAAGTTTCTAACTCGCTCCTGTTCTACAACGGTGCCTACAGGCTTGCCATATTCTTCGTCATGCTCAGTTATGAGGTGACCCACACCGCAGGTTGGCAGAGCTAAGTGATCTAAATACACCTCATACTTGCAGCCCTCGTCTTCGGCTATTTCTTCGCGTAATCTGTCTTTGTTCATTTTTTAAATCCTTTTAGGCCCCGTATACCAAATGATGCGCCAATGCTGGCGTACATCGCCCATTGAAACCATTCTGGTGTACGAGACAACGCGGCAAACCCATCCTCAACGTACTGTTGCGTAAAAGGTATGAAACACATGGCAATTATAGCAATGAACAAAATGGTCCACGCTTCGTCTTTCCATGAGTTATCAGAGGCTTGCGCCATTATTTTTTCCCAGCCCGCCTCATGCGTAGCTGCTGTGACCATAACCTGCGCTTCTGCTTCGGCTCGTGCTTTAGCTACAGCGCCTTTGGCTTTGGTCTGTTCAATCTTTGACTCCATAAAAGAGCCCGCTAAATTTGCTATAGGACCAATAAGAGCCTGTAACATCACTTCATCTCCATCATTGTTTCAATCTTAGCAATGCGTAGCTCAAGGTCCCGCACACGTTGGATATTAGCTTCTACCGACGCTGGCGGCTTCCAGTCGTCTATCCAGTTGTCATTCTCTTGAATTTCTTCCCAGTGCATTTTCTGTTCATGTTCTAAGAAAGCCAACCGTTCAGTGATCGAAAAATAACCACAGACGGACAGGCCAGTAAAAGCTATTA